TTGTTTGCATAAGAAATACAGATTGTTAAAAACACAACAATATTATATGAGCCATAAGAAGGACGAAAACGGCGCGTATAGGCGCAAAATATCCGAATTTCGGGCTTTGTTGCTCCTTCTTTTGGTCGTTTTCGGTCGTTTCTGCGCTCTTTTGGCTGTCCTCGCGGCTCTTTTCGGTCGTTTTAGCCTGCGTTTCCTGCTTCTCGCTGCTGTTTCCGTTGATGGTAATACGCCCGGAAGTAATGGACTTTATGCCGCTTTTCTTGTCGGGCGGTTTGCGCTGGCTGCTACCCTTGGGATTTTCGGGTACTTTTTCGGGTATCGGGTATTCTGTCAGCAGGTCGCTGCTCCCGTCGTTGTACTCCACTTTGGTAAAGTCTACCACTACGTTAGTATTGGTGTTTACTTCAGTGTTGGTCGTGGAAGCTGCCGTTTTGTCGCTCTCGCTGTTGGTCTTTTCCGTCTGCGATGCTGTTACGCTCGTTTCCTCCTTAATGGTTTTTCGGGTACTGCTGCACCCGAAAACGCAAAGAAGAAGGAACACGGCAATAATGAAGCCTACAACCTTTTTCATACGTCCGAAAATTGAAATGTAGTTAGCGTCTTGCCGTCCGTGGTATATTTCAAGCAGCCGTACTGAATACAGGCGAGGCGGTTAAGCCAGCCGTTTCTGAACTTTTTTTGCTTCGGGTTGGCTCTGATGATGCCATCAATGAAGGAAACACGGGCTTTCTTTATTGACGCGAATAGCTGGCGCGGCTCTTTGGCGTTAAGTGCGGCTATCGTCTTGTCGCCTACTATTCCGTCCACCTTCACGCCCAGCAAACGCTGTACGTTGGTTATTCCGTGCTTGCCGGAAGCCCATACCCAATCTACGAGAATGTTGGCTACGGACTGGCTTTTAATTTTGTCGGCTTTCCACCTGTCCCAAAAGTGGGGCTTCATTACCACGTTTACCGCATCGTCTGTGGTAATCCTTTTAAGGTCATCTACGTCTATATTGCCGTCGCCGTCCTTGTCGTAGCCTACTTGTTTCCACGTTGCAAGCGTTACGCCCTTGTTGGTCGCTCCTCCCCGGTCTATCGGGTCGTTAGCAAAACCACCCTCCCAAGCAAGTATGAAGGGGGCTAAAATCTTGATGTTTGCCATAATCTGCTAATCTACAAATTCGGGTAATATGTACTGAATGTTCATTGCGGCTTCGTGCATGATGGTGTGCGCTTCCTGTTCGTTAATTTCCGTGTCGTGGGTAAACTCGCAAAAAATCGAGCCTACCCAATCGTGGCTATTATCGCTAAGTCGCTTTATTATCACTTGCGAAGTACCGCAGGACGAAAGCAAGGATTTTGCGCATCTGTCCTTAACTTGCCCGTCTATGTCGGTAATGAACATAAACACGTTCTTTGTTAGGTCGCTGCAAAACTTGGCTACGTCACCCATCTTCAAGTTCTGAATACGCGGCTTCATGCTCTCCACGCCCTTACGCTTGCTTTCAAAGTATATGCTTATCATACTTTCGTTGCCCAACGGGTGCGGCTGCACAATATAAACCCGGTCGGCTTTAAGGTCGTGCAGGATTTCCCACAACTCACCGTAAACTACCGCCGAATTGTCCGCGCGTCGCTTCCTCCGCATCTCGTTCTCTGTCCGCATCTGCTCTACCTTCAAGTCCGTTATTTTGTTCTTGGTGTATTGGTTGTATGCGAACCATGCCGCGATGATCGTGCCAATCGCGCTAATTATTGCTGGTAAATACTCCATGCTTTACTCTGTTTGGTTATACCCTGCGGTCTGCAAGTCCGCGCGTACCATCGTCTTAATGGCAATCACGCGGCTAAGATGGTCTTTGTACTCCGTTACTGCCTTCGCCTTGCGTGCGCTGTCGGTTTCCAGCCCCAACTGCGCGGCGTAGTAGTCGTTGATGAGTGAGAACTCCTCGTTTTCGTCCACCTCGTTACGGATGACTGCTCGCGTAAGGTTTTCGTAGGTCGGCTTCTCCCACACTTGCACCGTATCGAAGTTGTAAACGGTCTTTTCGCCTACCTCCTCGTCTGCTACCTTCTCTTCCACAATATTATAGTTATAGTGGAATGACCCGTTACCCAAATCTTGGATAATGTCGGGTCTAACGTTTGAACTTGATTTCATACGGTTTAATCTTTGAATTTAACTTGTTAATAAAATACTCGCTATCGCTGTGTTTTGCCCATCCCCACCATGACGCGATGCGCTGCTTGAACTCCTCGTTAGTTAGCGGCTTCTTCCTTTTCCTCAACTTGGCTACCTTCCGGCAAAGGTTTTGCTTAATACGCTTTCTTAGCCGTGTTTCGTTGTGGTAGAACACAAAGCCTAAGAAGTCTATACCGCGCCCGTGCCTGTCCTTGTGGTCTTTCGCTACCGGGAAAATCTGCTTATTGTCCTTTACATGCAGCTTCAAGCCCGTAAGGTAGGTTTCAAACTCGGCAAGCAATTCGCGTAAATACTTCTTGCTGCTGTGCAATACTACAATATCGTCGGCGTATCGGAAGTAATACTTTACCCGTCTAACCTCCTTTACCCAATGGTCGAAGTAAGTTAATACGAGGTTTGCTAAGTATTGGCTTAGGTAGTTGCCAATCGGCAAGCCCTCCGCGCTGTCTATTATCTCGTCCAAAAGTTTAAGCAGCCGTGTGTCCTTAATCTTCCGGCGAACAATAGCCTTTAATACGTCGTGGTCTATTGAAGGATAAAACTTGCGTATGTCTATCTTCAGACAATACGCGCAGCCGGGCTTGTCCCGGTCTATCGCCTTCCGTACCTTATCCGCTGCCGCCTGTATTCCTCGCCCTTTTATGCAGCTATAAGTGTCTGCCGTGAATACTGACACCCATACAGGCTCCAAAATGTTCATTATCGCGTGGTGTACGATGCGGTCGGGGAAGTATGGAAGGCGGTAAATAATACGTTCCTTTGGCTCGTATATCGTGAAAATACTATATTCCGAAGTCTTGTAAGTTCCGGCTTTCAATGCTTCGTGCAAAGCCAAAAGGTCGGCTTCGGCGTGCTTGTCGTGTACCCTCACGCCGTAAGAATGGGTTTTGCCCTTACGGGCGCGTTCGTCCGCAAGTCGCAAATTATCCATGCTTATTATCTTGTCGTATAGGTTGCCTAACCTTTTCATAGTTGTTGCTTTGCTGATTAAGTGGGGTTCTTCGGTTGCCCTACCAAATCCCGTTAATATTTACTGTTTTTCGCCTTTTTGTCGGCGTGGTCTTTGTCCTTGTATTTGTTTTGCTAAATGTTATCAGTATAGCTGAGAGCCGATGTTCGCATTCGTATTCGTAGCCGTGTTATTCGTATTCGCGTACGAAAGCCCGGCATTCGCGCTGTTATTCGCGTTACCACCGAACAGGACACCCAAAGGACAAACAACCGTTATGTTTTTATTCAAAGTAGTAGCGCGTGCCGCTCGCCCTCATGGTTACTCTGCGCGGAAATGCGTTGCGTTTCTTAATCTCTTTAAGAACGTACTTTATTTCCGTTGAATTGGTAAAGAACTTTTCGGCATCTGCATCCTTATCGTCGCGGTTGCGCTTAATCTTCACTAAAAAGCGTTCCGCGCCGAACTTGGTTTTTACTCCTTCGATATAGTCGCAAACCCAAAACGTAAGGTTTATTAGTTTCTGCTGTGTTGTTTCCCGGCAGTTGAAGTGCTTGTTTCCTTCGTCCTGCGGTATTGCCAAAAAGGAGAGGCTTCCGTCGTCCTCCTGCTGGTTTGGTCTGTTATTGTTGTTCTCGTTCATAGCTGAATGTATTTTTATTGAACCCAACCGCCGAATATGGAGCGCGGCGGTTGGGTCGCGTTTAACGTTATCGTTGCGTGTTAGGCTTCGGGAATAAAGCAAAGCCGAGAGCCGATGAGCGCATACGAATGCGTAGCCGCGTTAGTCGTATCCGCGAACGAAAGCCCGGCAGACGCGCCGTTAGCCGCGTCACCACCGAACAGGACACCGCGCATAGCTGTCCCGGATGCTGGTATATTGGTATAGTAATAGTCGCAGTAGTATGTTGCGGAATTGCCGCCTACCTCTGTCGGCATGTTCTCGCCGTACTCACCTATCATCATGCGCTTAACGTAACCTTCCTTACGCGGCAATAGTCCGCGCTGCTGGTAGTCGTTATAGCTGGTATCTTGGAACTTTGCCGGGTCGTCGCAAACGTAGAACTTAGCCAGCCCTCCGTCCGTTTCGCTCTGTATCTCACACTTGCAGCCGTCCGTCCATGACCAAACATGCCCGAACGGGTTTTCTATTCCTCGGTATGAAGGTACGTTAAACGTCTTGCTAATCTTGTCGCCGTTGCTTACCGTGTGTTCTACTACTCCCGTGCGGTTGCCCAACGAATTTGTTACGCCACATGGAATAATTGGGTAATAGCCGTTGTAGGTATTCCAATCGCCGTTCCATGTAGTAACGCCGTCGCCGAGTCCTCCCTGCTTGTACCCCTCGCTTGTAGGCTCTGCGTTAAATGCCTTTTGGCTGTTAAGGTTGGCGTACTCAATGACGTAAAGCCAATATGTTGCAAGCTGCGCGGCGTAAAGGTCGCAGTTCCACCCTGCGCCGTTAAGCCCTGCCGTTCCTCTGTTTCGTGCGTACTTGCGGAAGTTGGTTAATGAAATCTGCGTAGCCGGAAGCCCGAGGAAGGTTCTATACGTTCCATCGTATGCGGCGTTATTGTTTCCACCCCGGAAGGCTTCGGTAGTGTTTACCACGCTTGCAAGTTTTGGCGTAGCCGATGCCGTGCGGTCTACCGTGGCTTCGTATGCGCTGCGGTACATCTTCGGTACGACATGGAAGCCCGGAAGGGGGTACAACGAAATAAGCGCGGTTACGGTCTGCCCGTCAAACTCGAATTTACGGTAGTGCTTGGGTATCTCCACCATGACCATGCCGGAAGCTCCCGTAAGGTCGGCGGCTGCGCCCGTGTCTGTCTTCGTGCTGTCTGTCGGATGCAAGTATGCCGTTACCTTGCCTTCGTCGTCAAGCAAACAGCGGCGCATCAACGACTGAACGGGTAACGAAACGTGCAGTTCGGGTCTGCCCACTCTGACGAGTGCCGGGTCTGCTACGTTTAAGTCAATCTTCACGCCATAATAGTAGTCGTAAGGAAATGTAGGCTTCGTGTTGCCTATGCCTATGAATATGCCCATAATAGTATGTTTTAATAGCCCCAAACAAGGGCGTTAGTTATACTTGTGGCTTTTATCTCGCGTATAATTTCGGGATTCCAGCCTGTTTCAAATCGCGTGCTTATAAACTCTCCTTCGGGCATCCCCCAAAGGTTCACTTCAAGCGTTACCGCCGTTTCTCCGTCGTTCTTCAAGCAAAACGGGGTATCTTTGCGGAAGCTGCCGCCGGAAAAGTCCACCTTCCCAGCTACTGATATTTGTGCGCTCACTTGGTCGCCGTTTCTGTTCTGCATAATCTGTCGTTTTTAATAATTGACTTTGCAAAGGTATAAACCTTTCGTGTTATTTTGATACGCTGCGAAATGTTGGCGAAGTGTTTGTACGCGAAGCCGTGAATTTTCGCGTTCAAATGCACTTTTATAGCCTTTTGCCGTTATAAATCGTATCTTGTTACACTATTCCAAAAGCTGCCATCGAATACAAAGCCTTTTATTCTTCTTGTGGCTATGTATATGCGCCTTGCGTAAAGGTCGCCTTCATGGGTTGTGGAATAATCCGTTTCGTACAATTCCGATACACTGCCCTTGACGTAGTATTTGCCAGCGTCTAATAGTATTTGGTCGCCAGCGTTCTTTACTATTAAATACTGCCCAATATTGGGACTTGAAGGAAAGTATATTACAGGGTTGCCGTATGGGTCGTTTGTAACGATGTAAACTTTGCAATAGGTTGTTTGCGCTTTTATATATGTGTTTGCACTTGTTATTTTTTGCGTACTCATAATAAGCCCTCCCGTTGCGTTTATAACTCCTTGGAACGTTCCATTATTCGCTGTTACGTTCTTCAAAGTTACGTTACCATTCTTATCCCATTCTACGTTGCCGTTTGCCAGCTTTCCGCTACCGTCCTTGTTAAGAAGTATAGTACCGCCGTTTATCTTAACCATGCCGTTAAATTCTCCGTCGGTAGCTTTAACCGTTCCTTCGATGTAGGCTTTGGTTGCATATACTGTTCCGTTCTGCAAAACCCGGAAGGGCGCGGTAAATCGGTTTTCCTTGCTTGTTCCTGCCCAAATCCTAACCTTGCGTTCTTCGCTGGTGTTGGCTGCTTCCGTTTCGCCGCCCGTAATGCCAGCTACAATACTTTGCGAATTGCCGTTAGCAAGCTGCACCGTTCCAGCTGTTACGATGCCGCCATCTATTGTGGTCTGTGTATTGTCGTAATAGGTTGCTATTACCCAATCGTTAGCCACAAAAGAACCCGTAGCCCTTGCTGTTGCGCATCGCTTTAGCTGTCCGTTCGTGCTGTCGCCAGTGAGCCAAAGGTCGCCTATATCGTAAGGAGGGTAAGGCTGACTTACGAAAACTTGGCGTTTCCCGTCTGCTGTGTCCTGTGCTTTGCTGGCTGCGTCGTATGCGTCTAACGCGGTTTTATCTTCTATCTTGCTCCACAAATAAACTATTTTCGCAAATGAAGAACCGGGAATTTGTACTTTGTTTTTCGTATACCGCTTTAGTTCTTTCGTTAGGGTGTTGTACCACATATCGCCGACGTGTTTAGCCTTGTCTGTGGCTGTCCAATTACTTGCAGGGTCGGTAGTCTGAAACCAACTTTCTATTTTACCGTCTATTTGGTTGGTTAGGTCGCTTACCGCGTTCGCGAAGTTGTTGTTTATAAAGTTGGTCAGCTCGCTGTTGTCGGTGTATTTGCTTGCCTTTTCCCAATCAGAGGAACTATACGAGCCTTCAAGCCTTTCGGTTTTGCATCGTAGAATGTCGCCCGTAGAACCTTGTACCCACAAGTCGCCGACGTAGTACGGCGTTGTCGGCGTGGCTACGAATATCTGCGCTTTCTTGTTGGCTGTCGCTAAAGCGTCTTTTGCAAGTGCCAACGCTTGGGATAGCTCGGTATCTTGCAGTTCTTGCCAGCAGTAACTCGTCTTGGGTCGCGCTCCTGTTCCTGCCGCCCATTTCTTCTTGACGTATCTCCACACCTTGCCCGTATCGGTGTTATAGAACAAGTCGCCTAAATGCTTTTCTTTTTCCTCGGTCGTAGTCCATTCGCTGTTCGGCTCAGCTGCTTCTGCTGTTGGATTATCGTAAAGCGGTGAAGGGTTGGTAGTGTAAAACCATTGTTCTATTACTCCGTCTATCTGCTCTTGTATGCCGTTAAGGATACCGGGCAACGTGTTGTTAATGTAGTCCTTTACTTCGTTGGTCTTGTCATCAACGTCCGAAACGTTCTTTATTGTTCCGTCGCTGCCGACGAAATGAATAACACCGCCTATCTCGTCATTATCCAGATCAAAGTAACACTTACCGCCGCCGTTGCTTTCGATGCGTCCCGTTCTGACAAAACGCCCGTTAATGGTAGAACTTCCGTAAGTAAGGCTAACAATTCTTCCGGGTCTGCCTCCGTCTGCGTCTGTTACGACTGAATTAAGCACACCTATAAGGAAATTATAATAGCCTACTTCGCTACAAACTGCCTTTGCCGTTGTGGAAAGCGTTATAACACCGCTTGCTTCCGTTGTGGAGCATCGGGCGTAGATATAGTATGCCGTATTCGTGTCAAGTTCGGCAAACGTCGCGCCGTCCAAAAGCCAATACTTCACGCCTTCGGGGTCTATGGCGTAGTGTGCCAATCGTCCGGGCGAAACGTAAAGCGTATTTGCGTCGCCGTTGTAGTTCGGTTGGAAGGTAACGTTTAACAGCGTGAACTGCGTACTTTTCGCGCCTACGCTCAACATCTGCGTATCAATGGAAAGCGGTTTTATCTTCTCGCTGTAATAGTCGCCTTCGGGGTCGAATACCATGCTTAGAAGTTCTTGGGTTGCCCTCCACTTTCTGCGAGCCTTGGTCGGGTCTGCCAACTTGTTTATAGCAATCGTTTCGTTAATCTCCTGCAAGTTGTTTATAACCTTTACCGTCGTACTCTTGGTTACGGTGTCGCTTAGTGTGATGTCGTAGCTGTGGCGTTTCAAGAGGTCGCGGTCTATCTGCGTTATCCTTACGGCTTTGCTTACGCCTATTTGCTCGTCCTCTATCTTTATGAAGTCGCCAACGTGTAAAATCTCCGTTGCCGTATCCTTGCCCCAAAGCTGCGTAAAGAAACCTTCAGTAAGCGATAGTTTGTAGCTTACTTGCGGCTGGCTGACGGTCGGGAGGTATTTGGTGGCTTCCTCGGCTAACTCCTTTTCGGCTTTTGTCCTGTACTCGTCGGGGAGGTTTATGTCGAAGATGCTATACTTGTCGCCCTTCTGAATTTGGAAAGCTGCCGTTTCCTCTGACGGGAAAACCATGCCGTTATCGTCCGTGAACTTGTTTATTACGAATGTGTGCGTAGCATGGTCGTAGGTGTGCAAATCAAATTCGTACCCGGCAAGTTGTCCGCTTTCAAACTTAATCTTAGCGTTCGTTCCTGCTATAAGGTACTTTGTACTTTTGCCGTCCTTATCCTTTGTATTAAGGTCGAACATCGTTTCATCCACGAAAGTAATAACGTCCTTACCTAAAGCCGTAACCGTGCCTACACGCTGGGGCTTTATGTCTGAATAGTTCTTTTCGCCCTCCTTCACTCCGTAAATACCGATAGATTCCTTATCTTCAAGAAATGAAGAAAGGCGCGTAGTACCCGGAAGGCACAGCTTTGTATGTCCGTAATTGCTTCCTAAGTTCTCCGTTCCTCCGTAAACGTAAAGGCGGTTTGTTATCCCAGCGTTGTTCACGTTCTTACGTGCAAGCTGGTACAACCCCTTACCGCGCCCAAATCGAAGCGTAAAGGCGTGCGTTATGCCTACTTGCTTCCTTACGTTGAGCGTGTGGTGCTTCCCGTCTGTGGTAATCTCAAATTCTACGCCGTAGTCGCTGCAAAGCTCCTGCAACACTTGGAGGGCGTTTTTCTCGCTGTTCGTGATGTTCTTGTAGTCCGTATCTTCCGGGAACTCGCCTAACGCCCATTTGTTCGGGTAAATGCGGTTAATGTTCCAAACCAATACAGCTAAATGCCCTTTAAGGTCTGCATAGAACGTTTCGCCGTATGCGTTTTCTGGCAAATGGTAATGAACATCAATTAAATCGTACTGCAAACCCTCCAGCCGTAACTCGTAGGAATAGCGGCGTTCGCCGTTCTTTGTCGGTTCGGGTAGTTGGTTAAGTTTGTAGGGCTTGCCGTAAATGCGTGCTGTGTCGCCGATGCGCAAATCTAAAGGCACGGCGGACGAAACGGTAATACTTATAACGTCATCAGAAAGTAAGGCGGTTTTCTGTGTTGCCTTACTCACTACGCTAACGTTCTTCTTGCTTATCAGCGGTATTGCCGTCCCGTCCGGGTGGTAAATTATAATTTGTTCCATACTACGATGCCGTTAGTAGAAAATTCGGTTATCTCCTCAATCACGCCGCCGACAATGGCGTAATAGATGCCGTTGTCCGCGTAGGTGTGCTTTATCGCGTTGTCGCCCGTGCAGTCGCCGTAAACGTCCGCCGTTACCTCTCCGTCGCCCCAATAGATAGTAATCATCTTGTCACTCTTTAGCTCTATCTTTAGTTCGCTGGTGGCGTAGTTCATGCGCTGGTGGCGTATCACTCGCTTAACTGGGTCGGGTTCTTTTAGCTTCAACGAAAAAGTACCTATCATCTTATCGTCGTGCCAACGTTTGGAAGGTGCTACGCCATCTTCGCAGTAAACCTCGTAAACAAGTGGCTTTGTAGGGTGTATCGAAATCATGAGGCGTTGTGTTCCGTCCTGTCTAAGAATGTCGTACACGCGGTTTACTCGCTCCGTGAAGTCCATCTTACCCTTTGCGCGAAGCCAACAATTAAGCGTTATTTCGCGTGCTTGGTAGCGTTTTTCGGTAAGGTCTATTACCTCGCCGTGGTAGTCTGCCCAATCTACGGAGGTAGGTGTCTTTAACTTTGGAAGGTCTAACACTCCCGTAGAACTTTCTACATGTAAATCAATGTCGTTGAAGCTAACGCCGCCTAAGAAGTATTCAAGCTGCGAAATGTTGTTAAGTTCTTCCGCTATCTCGGCTTCACTTAGCGCAACATCGTAGATTTTCAGCTCGTCCAAATCGCCGTAGCCGTTTTCTGTGCCGTAAATGTCTTGCACTAAAGCTACTCCCGTTAAGGTGGTCGGCAGGATGAAACTGTCTATTAGCTGCGTGTCTAAATAGATGCTTACCGCGTTGCCCTGCTTTCTGACCGCGTAGTAACCCCAGCTATCGGGTTCTATGTCTATCCAGCTTTCGCTGTAGCCCTCCACTTGGTCGGTATTGCAAAACAAACCTAAACGCCTTGCCGTGCATCCGTCCTCGTACTTCCCGGCTTTAATCCACGCTATAATAGTGAAGTTGCCCGAAAGCCGTACTACGTCGTTGTCTATGTCGGCGTGTCCGTTTCCGTCAAAATGGATGCAGTTGCCCTGCTTGCCCGTTACAAATGTACAATCAGTAACCGTTGCGTCGTGGCGGTTCTGCGCGTAGTCGTATGCCACTTGCGAGCCGCTGGCTTCGTCAAACGGAAGGTTAAGTATAACGTTATTCTCTGTTGCCATAATTATTCGCTTTTATCAATGACTTTAATAGTAGCTTTGTCGGTCGCGTTCTTGGTTATTGTTCCGCCGTGAAGGAACACACTAACGCGAGCCGCTCCGCTTGCTGTTATCGTTACTTGCGCCCTGTCTGCTACCTCAATGCAGACTACCGCGTTATCGGTTGCCGTTACCTCCAGCCGTGTGTCCTCACGCGCCCAAATCTGTGCAACGTCGAAGCCGCTATAAGCTGCCTTGCCCTCTGACGTGCCGAAGCCTATAACGTACTTACCGCTTTTTACGCTGATGTGGTCGCTCATGAAGATGCCGAAGTGCTGGCGCAGCCCGGCAAACTCCGCGCGAAGCTGCGCGGATGGATAGTCGTTTTCTACGCAAAAGTCCAAACCTTTAACGAATAGCGTTAGCAAACGTTCCTTAGAAGGCGCGTTTAGGATGAACTCGTACCACTCGCGGCAAATGCCCTTTTCCTTGGCTTCTGCCGCTAACCTTTTCTTTAGTTCCTTTAGCTCCATGCCTTTAGTCTGTTATACCTTGTGAACGTAGCCCGTTATCGTCGCTGGCTGCTGTCGTAAGGTGGTTTATAATACTTTGTACGCGGTCGGCTATTACGCCTATACCTCTATCCATGTTTGCGAGGTGCATAAGCTGCTCCCGTATTAGCTGAATACTTGTTACTTGGTTCTGCCGTACCGCGTTCGTCTGTCCTGCCAATAGGTCTATACTCTCTTGGCTCGCGCTGGAAATCGCGCCGCTTAGTGTTGAAGGGTCGGTATTATCCAAATCCGTAAACAAGTCTTTGTACATATCCATCGCGGCTGCGAAGTTTGCCCCGGCTTCCTTTATGGCGTTCTTAAACCGCGCTTGCTCGGCTTCTGTTAGTCCGTCGAAAGTGCCGTTTCCTTCCTCGTCGAAGCCCATATCTTTTTGAAGCTGTTTTATTGCGTTCTGCAATGGCTTCTCTAAGAACTGCAGTTTTAGGGCGTTTTTGACCGCGTTTTTAAGCACGTCGTTAGCGACATCGCCGAAAGCCTTTGCCGCGTCCTCGCCGCCCTCAAACGCTTCTACAAGTGCGTCGGCTAAGTTGTTGGCGAGGTCGCCAGCGGTCGTCTGCGTAATGCTCTGCGTTATATCGTCTATTATATCTTCAATTTGCCGCCCAACTTCCCGGTATTGCTCTTCCCATTCGGCTATGCGGTTTTTGTCGCTTTTCTTCTTGCCCTTCTCGTCTGATATCATGCCTTGTATCTCGTTTTGCTGGGCGCGAAGGTTTTGTATTACCGCGCTTTGGTTTTGATAGACGGTTTCGCCTAACGCCTTATCTACGGCGTGTTCCAACTCGTTGTAAGCGTAGCCTAACTTCTTTACCGCTTCTTGGTGTCGTTTGATTGACCTCTCGGCTTTGCGGTCGCGGAAGTTGAACAGGTCGAAGGCTGACGAAAGCAAGCCTATTGAACCTTGAATGACGCCTAACGGGTTGCCCGTGGCGATGCCGCTTGCAAGTTGGCTCGCTCCGTCCATCATGCCGCCTATGTCGCCTAATATGGCTTCCGTTTCCTCGTCCATCGAAATGCCCATCTTCTTAATGCCGCCTACAACACTATCGAAGCATCCCGATACGAAGTCTATACTACTGCCTATACTCTTGAAAGCATCCTTAAAACCTTGGCTTACGCTCTTGGTTTGCCCGGTTTCCTTATCTAACGCGGCTTGAAGTACGTTTAGCTGCTCTTCGCCCTCAGTGGTTATCTTTAGTTCTACCTTCTGCTTGTTAAGTTCGGCTATCTTGCGGCGCAGGAAGTCTATGTAGGTCGAACCTTGGCTAAGAAGGTCGGCGTATGCGTCCTTTGCTGAACCTGCTAATATCTCGTCGGAACTGTTTACCGCGTCCGTATAGTCTTGGTATTGCTTCTTCTTTTCCTGCAAGCTCTTTACAAACGGGTCATCGCTCTCTAACAACTTTTCGGCTTTCATCGCTGTGCGAAGTTCCGAAAGGCTGTTTTTCAACGACAGGAAGGGATTACGCTTTTCCAACTCGTTACGCGCGTTCATCAGCTGGTCGTTAATCGCCTTCAGGTCTGTCGGGTTGAACTGTGCGGAAAGGTTTATTTTCTTGTTGTTTATGTCCTCCAACAGCTTTTTAATTGTGGAACTACTTAGGCGTGAAATGTCGCTAAACAACTGATTCCAGCTTTCTGTAGCCATAAGGCGCGAAGCTGCAAGTTTGCTTAGTTCCTCCTGCTCCTTGGCGTTTATCTGCGAAATCATGGCTAAGTTTCCTTGCTTCTCGGCTTCGGCGCGTTGCTGGCTGTACTTCTCTTGTATTGCGGTCTGCTTCTGCTGGTAGCTTTGGTATTCCTCTAAAAGTTTGTCGTACTGCTCGCTTCCGCTGCGCTTGGCGTATTCTTGGCGTTTCTTCTCCAAAGCTGCTAACGCGGCTTCGGCTACCTTCCGTTCTTCCTCGGTGGATGCTGCGGCTGCTTGCTTTGTCAAAAGCTCACGGTTACGGGCGTAGCTTTCTTCAAAGTCTAACTTCTCTTGGAGATAGCCTGCGTATTCCTTCAGAAGTTCGGCGGTTTCCTTCTTCGCCTGTTCCTTGGTGTCCGTTTCCTTGGTGTCTAAACGTTCCTTCTTGGCGTTGTCTACGTCGGAGTTGTCGTTCTTCAATTCCTCGCGCTTCTTGGCTATTACTGCCAACTGTTCGCCTACGGTCTTGCACTGCTCCAGCTCCTTGTTTAGCTGCGCGTCGAAGTCTGAAAGTACGGATTCTTTCGTGGCTTCCGCTATTTCGTTGTTAAGCGTTGATAGGTTCTTCAAGTCGGTAGCGGTTTTCTTCGCCTTTGCATCGATGCTGTCGCGCTGTTTATTCAAATAGTCTAAGTAGCTTGTACCGCCTTTAAGAAGGGCAGCAAACTCGGTCGGAGCTGCATCCCTTACGGTCTTATCCTCACTTGTTACCCATTTGAGGTACTTGGCGTAAAGCTCCTTTCGCTTCTTTAGCTCCTCCGCGTATGGGTCTTTTGTACTCTTGCTTCCGCTGCCGCCGCTCTTACCTCCTTTGCTGCTTGACTTGTAACTAAGGCGTTCTACCTCGGCTTCCTGCGTGGCTATCTTCTTTGCTAAACTATTGCGTTCGGCATCTGTTCCAGCCTTCTTGTATAGGTCGCGAAGGCGGCTAAGTTCCTTTTCTGCGGCTTCCACGCTCCCGGCTACAACTTGCCCGGCTTGCATGCCTATCTTTTTCAAATAGGCTTGTTCTTCTTGGGTAAACTTTATTTGCTGCTGGATTAGCGCGTCGGCGTTCTTCTGCATCTCGGCTAATTCCTGCTTTGCCTTTTTCTTGGCGGTATTCTCGCCCTCAACCCAGTAGCCCGTGCCGAAGCTGGAGGTTTGAACGTAGATACTTGTTTTATCCGGCATCGCGTCTATCTCGGCTTGCTTCTTCAAAATGGCTTCGTACTTCTCGCTTGCTAAGTTCTGCGCCGCTAACGCCTTGGCTTTAGCAATACACGCCGCCGTAAAATTGGCTGTATTCCTTATAAGTAAATCTTCCGCTTGCTTGGCATTCGTAACGTTAAAGCCTAATTCGGTAAACTTGTCGGCGTTGTCCTGCACCCATTTTTCTTTGTCCTTCATAGACCCGGTAAGGCTTAACCACTCGCTTTGTAGTTCCTTGTAGGCAAATACAGGCTTTACTGCTGCTTCTGCTACCTTTTTGTTGAACTCGTCGGCTTGCTTCTTCGCTTCGGCTTGCTTGCTGGTGTAATGCTCAATGATGGCAATAACCGCCGTAATCGCGGCTGCAAGTCCCAAAGTTAAAGTAGACATCAATACGGTAGCCATAGCGTTGGAAACGCCCAAAGCCGCAGCAAGTCTTGCGTTTGCTGCGGTAAGCATGTCCTTTGCCTTGGCTACTAATACAAGCTGGAAGGCACTATTTTTGTTAAGCTGCGTATAGGCTGTTTGCAAAGCCATCGTTATACTCATTAGGCTCTGCACCTTTACCATGATGCGCTGTAAGTTCTCGTTTTCCCCTGCAAAAAGTCCCATAGCTCCCGTTACGGCTTGGTAGCCGCTGGTCATAAGCGTCAAGCCACTAATAACCCCGGCAAACATCTTGTTAGGGTTTGCCAATACGGTAGCTTGCTTGTTTGCCGACTTCATGGCGGCTGTAAGGCGTGCTACTTCCTGCTGCTGTTTGGCGTACTCCTCCGTTCCGCGCTTCCCTGCTGCCGCCATCTGCATAAGTTCTTCCTTCGCCTTGCGTAGCTGGGTACGGATGGATTCGTACTTGTTGTTCATGTTGTCTAAAGCCGCCTTGCGTTCGTTTAGGGCTTGTTCCTCCTTCAGCAGCGCGTCTGCTTGCTGTCCTGCTTCGTTTATAATTTGCTGGCGTACTTTAATTTCTTTCTCCAACTCGCGGCGGCGGTTCTGAATGTTGGTAAATTCCTTTTCCGCTCCGGGTGTCATGTAGGCTGTGTTTAGTGCCTTACCCAATTCGTTGTACTGCGCTTTAAGTTTCCTTATCGCCGCGTCGTTGGTGTCTACAATGGTGTCTATTTGTCTAAAGCCCTTGTCTATCGCCGCTTTCGCCGCTTCAAAGACTTTTTCTATATCCTTGCCGCCCTTCACTGCTTCCATGCTGAACGTTTGGATAGCCTTCTTACTCTCGCTTAGTACTTGCAAAAGTTGTTTGTTTGTTCCCGAAATCTCGAAGGACAAACCGCCGCCTTGTATGTTCATCGGTTGAAACTGTTTATAATTTTCATTACCTCGTCCGCGTTGTCGTCCGTAAGCACTATTTCGGTATCTTCCTTTTTCGTGTCCTCGTCCTCAACTCCGGGCGCGTCTATTAGCATCCTTTGCACCGTCCCCCACGGTATGCCGTGCAGGAGGTAGTCCAACGTCCAGCCGAAGTGCGAACACACCGAGCCCCGTCTGCCGTGCGGACTTTTTAGCCCTGTTCCTCTATAAGATTTGCTATCGGGTCGCTTGTGCGTGCTGCGCTCATCAATCTTATAGAGTTTATAAAATCCCCTAAGTTGCTTACGTTTGTTATCAATATGGCAAGCGTTAGTAATTGCGAAGGTGTTACGCTGTGACTGAATAGCGATGTAAGCCGGGCTAAACGCTTTTCGTTGGGCTTGCGTACAAAGTAGCCGCCTTTGTTGGTCACGTCGTAGTAATCTTCACCTAAAACGGCGGTAGCTACCACTTTGGCGAGTTTCTTGGCTTCCTTGTTTGCCAACTGCTTCGCGGTCGCTAAATAGTCATCGTCGTTTAGCTTGGTTTCGTCTATGGTTATTTCAAGCCAAAGCAAACTAAGGCGGTCAAGCGTGGATAGGGTCGGTTCTGTTATTCGGTAAACCTTCTTTTCCTTCACTTGCTCACGCTTTCGGAAAAAGCCCCAAAAGCCGGGCTTCCGTCTGCGGTAGATTACTTCAATATCGAAAGTAACGCCTTCGTTTATCATCTGCCTTAACTCGCCTTGCTCGCGTGTAAGGTTGTCTAACTTTTCGTTCTCCATACTGCTTTAATCGAAGAAAGCCCCGAAAACAATGTAACGGGGCTTTCGGTTGATAATCGGTTTGTCTGTCGCTGGGTTAGGATTTTACTTCTTTGCTGGTTTCTACCATTGCTTGCAAGTTGGCTTTGTCTTGGTCTGAAACCTTGCTTACATACAACTTTTTCAAGCCCGATGTAGTAGGTTTCATAACTGTTGCCGTTACTTCAATGAGAAGTAAGCCTTTCTTTGAAAACTCGCCGTTAAACTTGGCTTTAAGTTTGGCGCGTGGAACTTGGAACTTTAAGCCTTTCTTAGGAAGAATGATAAGCGATTCTTCTACCTGTGCTTCTGCGTCGGGGTATGCCCATACGTCGGTTGCTACCTCGCCGCCGAAAAGTCGTTTAAGACATTCCAGCGTGGGGTTCATAACGGAAAAAGAAAACGTAATCTTTCCTGCTTTAGAAATTTCTTCTATTGCGTCGTCTTCCTCCTCTGCGTAGAACTCGGTACTTTCTCCGTCCTCCTGCGCCATCTTCGCGGTGTCCTCGTAGGTTAAACCGAATTTTGCGTACCCGGTTTGCGTGAAGTCGGCTTTTGCTGGTTCGCCGGACTTGCCTAAAATCGCGGCTAAACCTAATGTTACGATATTCATGTTATTTCTGTTTTAATGAATGTTCCAACTTATCCGTATGTTACGGTAGTGCTGGTTTACTTGTTGCTCTTGTAATACGATGTCGCTCTCGATCCAAAATTCAAGGTCGGCTATATTCTGCATGTCTAAGTAGCTTACAAGTGCGTCCCCAATCTCGCGCAGCCGTTCCCGGTCTGCCTTCCTCTGTTCCTTTCCGCGTATCTTTACCTTTAGGTCGGATGCGTAGATGTTTACGTTGGAAGTTCCCGTTTGTGGCTTGTCGTGTGTTACGGTTATGGTGTTTATAACTATATCCTCAGTTTCGCTGTCATCGGGGCGTTCGCCCTGCGTGCAAACGATGCCGGAAATATTCACTACTCCCGTACTCACGGCTTCCGCTACAATCTTGTACAGAATATCGTCCGTATCTATGGAACTGCAATTTTTCACTACTCAAATGCTTTCTTTACGTTAGTAACTAAATCGGCTAATTCTTTGGCGATGTTCTTCTCTGCTTGTTTCTCGGCTGATGTAAGCACGTCGCGCCCTTTGCTCTCAACGTGAACCGCGTAGTTCATGCCAGCTACTACCACAAGCGCGTAGCCTTGCGTTTGCTGTCCGACTTGCTTGGCAAGTTCGTAGCCTACGTTAGAGCCGTTGTAAATGGCGTTCTTTGGCTGCTTGCGCTCGCCGTTTGGCGGTACGTTGTCAAACGTACTCATAGCGTGCTGTTTGCCGTCCACGAAAACAACGTAGCCAATAGACGAGCGAAGGTTGCCCGTTTGGTCTGTCCAGTCGTTCTCGTGTGGAAGGCGTGCCAACTTAACGGCTTCCTCTCCAACACGGCAAAGGCTTTCTATTATCTGCTTGTCTATCTCCTTCAGAAGAAGGTTAAACAAGTTGCCTATATCGCTTTTGAATTGTGCCGTTATACCCATAATCTTGAATGTAACCTACCTTTGTCGAACTTCAAGCACTCGCCCGAAATCCTAACCTTTCCCGTAATCTTAGCTTCTGTCATGCTCTCTTGGTCAAGCAACGCCGAAGGCTCTAACGGCTCATCCGCTATCGCTACTTCCGTCCCTTCGGGTATTCTCTCAACTCCTACGGGTATTTGGATAAGCGACGCGAACGTAACAAACTTTCCGCTTGCAGCCTGTATCTGCGTGCCCTTACCGTTGGTTTCCTCACGGCATCGGCTGTGTAAAGTCCACGCGCCGCCGCTGGTGTGCCAGCTGCCGTTAGCGTCCTGCACGGCTTCGCCGCCGCTGGTGCGCTTGTAGAGGTAGTGGGGGTATTGTCGGTTTATTACGTCCGTTACCATCTGTTGCTTCTGTTTCTGACCTTTGGCGTAGTCATTGGCGTAATGCCCAATTCGCTGCAAGTCTGATTATACCAAAACTTTATAGCTTCCCAATTCCACGAAACGGAATAACCGCCTTCGCTGACGTTGGCAAGTGGAATAATAGAGCCGAACTCCTTGCAAAGGGCGCGTTTTGCGGTTGTTGTATCTACTTCCGCGTCCGGGTCGGGTATCGCGTCTTGCTGGTTGGCTAACATTAAATCCACGTCGCCGCCTTCAACTCCAAAGCGTGAAACGGTACGGGAAAACCATTCTTTGTATGTCATAAGCTAAAGGGTTAAACCCGGAAGGGCTTTTACTTGTGGGTTCAAGCCCTCCCGGTTGTGGTTAGTGATTCCATGTCGCGCTGTTGGTTGAAAGCAGCCACGAACGCGAAGAAGAAAGCCACGCAGGGAAAGCGTTAGCAATACCCATTGTTACCTCCTCTAACGGCTCTTCGTTGGCAAACTTCTTGATAAGCGTGTGACCGTTCAAAGCCTTAATAGCGGCTGAGCCCTTTACGTTCATGTCCGCTGGCTTCTTCCAATAGGTCTGCCCCAAAACCTTGCTTTCGCTGAACATTACCACGTTTTCGGCGAATGGGTTGCCGCTGAATGGTCGGCTACCGTCGCCCAATTCGATAGTAATGTCTTGGTCTATTACGACAATCTGCAAACCGCGAAGGTAAGACAAACCGCGAAGGGCTGTGTTTACTTGCTCTACGCTTGGGGTCTGCTGGATGCCGAGCGCGTTGGCTGCGAACGAAGCGCAAATTTTCTGTACCTCCTCACACTCCGTAAAGGTTGCGAAGGTATCAAGCGACATAAAGGCAAACTTCAAGTTATGCCCCTTCTTCTTAGCTGCCTTAACGACAGCCTTAAAGTCCTTGGTAATCGGCTTCGCTGATGTGGAAGTCGCCCAATTTGCCGAACCCGTTGCGTAGCCTACCTTCTGGTCGGCTGGCAGCAAATAATCTACGTCGTATTCGCTAATTACGCTTACGTTGTTGGTGTTTGAAAGCGTAATCTTACCCAACGAGATAGACTGTAACGCCATCCACTCCAAACGGGCGGCTACGGCTGTCCAGCAAAAGTTGGTATCTTCTGCCCATGCGTCCACCAAAGCGCGAAGGTCGGGGTTCTGCGAAGTCATGGCTACCATGATGTCGTAGTCGTTCAGTTCCTCGTCGTTTTTGGTGCGCTTTACGGCAATCTTGGGAATATCGCCCTGTATGCGCTGAATTGCTTCGCGCGTCTTGGTGTCAATGGTCGCGCCCCTTGCTACCAAATCGGCGGCAATCTTTAAGCCTACTTGCGTTTCCAACGCCTTCCACGTCAAAGTATAGGTTTCCTTCAATGGGAAAAGCGTAGGGTAGTAGTAGGGCTTCAAGTCGTATGTATTGATAACGGCTTGCATGTCGCGTTCGTTAAGTCCGCGCATTAAAGTTCCTATCATAACTTACTCACGTTAAATTAAGACAATACCGGGAAGCGCGGCTTTAATATCGTCGCTTACTGCCGGGATAACACTCTCTTTGAACTGACCAATAGTAACGGCTGTTACGAAATGGTTGTTAAGGGCTTCCACGTCGTAGCCGTCGCCCGTCATGGCTTTCGGCTTGTACTTGAAGGCTGCGTCGCTGGCTGCTTGTGCCTTGGCTTCTACAAGTGCGTCGCCTACCTTCACGGCTTCGCCGAGGGTAGTGCCTACGGTTATTGTGTCGTGGGTCGCTTCGCTGCTGTCAATGCCTGTAACGGCGTAAGCCTTGCCGCCTACTTTAAGCATCACGAAATCGCCCTTTTTGAAGTGATGACCTTTAGCCACTTTGTAGGAAGTGGCGGCGTTGGTCGCTGCTTCTGTTACTCGCGCTGTCTTAACTGCGTGGAAAAGCCCGGCGTCGTCCTTACCGATAACCGTGCCTTCCTGCAATACTCCACCAGCTACGAGGTCGGCGGAACAAACGGTTACACCGTTCGGAATATCCGCCAAATTGTGCGTACAAGCGTGTACTACGCGCTTGTCTTTCTTACGGTCTATTCTTAAACCCATTTTTGTGGAATTTTTACGTTAGACTTCCTTACCCGTTAGGGTTTTGTTCTCACTCTCTGCGGTACGCGCCTTAATGTAGTCTGCTACGCCGCTACTAATCCCGTCTTTGTTCACGGCTCCAAAGATGGGCTTTTCGTGTCCTTGCAGTCCGCTGTCGGCGTGTTCCTGCTGCAAAGCTGCGATGTCGCCTTGCACTTCTGTTAGGTAGCTGTTGAAATCGTCATCGTTGGCAAACGTGGTGTTAGCGCGGTCGAAGTTGCGCAGCATCATTTCACGCTGCCGCCCGTCTACCTTGGCTTCGTCCAACTTGGCTAAAAATAGTTCACGTCGCGAAGTAGCCACCTTATCGGCGTTAAGCGTGGTAATGCTGTCTTGCACGCCCTTCAGCTTGCTGTCAATAAGTTTGCTTATCGCGTCCAGCGTCACCGCTCCGCCGTCTGCTGGCTTGTTGGGGTCGGGCGCAGGATTAGGGTCGGGCGTGTTCTTCTCCTTGAAGTCGTACTTACGTCTAAGCCCTTCTTCGTAGGTGTCGTTAGCCTTCTTAATCTCCGCGTCGGCTGTCCTCCGCCATTCCGTTACAAATCCGTTCACCTTGTCGGCGGTAAGTTTATCTACGACTTGGTTAGCTTCTTCTTCGCTTGCAACCTGTAAACCGATAGCGGCTGCCAACTGCTGCAAACCGTCTTTACGCACGCCTTGGAACTTAGCCACAAGTAGTGCTAAAATCTTTTCTTGTAATTCGTTCATAAACTATTGAAAACTAATTTTTCTTTGCAAAGGTAGCGTATTAAAGCGATACGATTAGCAAAAGTTTTCGGCAAACACTTCGCCAACACTTCGCCACTTTGCAAAAATACCCCTTAAAGTTGCTTTTTCGGTTAAGCCGTTTTTTCTGCGTTCTAAGGCATTATTTTTCTTTCGGTGTTCTCTCTATCGGCTTGAATACAAAAACGCCGTGTAAGGGCTTGTTATGGTGTTGTACGGCTTTTGTCGTGTTATGGCTGGTGTCGCCCTTGTTGTGGAAGTTTGTTTTTGCTCTCTATGGGCTTGCAAGCTGCCGCGTTTTGTCTGTTGCCCCTGCTTCTGCCATTTTCGTGAAGGCGCGAAAATGGTTTGTTCTTGCTATTTCTCCTTTTGCTCCCTCGCTCTCGCGTGTACGCGCGTGCGCGTTTCAACGACAACAACAACAATATAATAGATATAGATAATAGATATAGATATAAGGTTGTTTTAGCTTGTTTCAAGTTGTTTTAGGTTGTTTTTGCTTGTATTTGTTTTCTTATTATGTATCAATGAATTACAGCCTATTCTAAAAAACATCTGTACAAAGCCGTGTAAATCGTGCTTTTTGCCAACTTCTACAAATCGCCCTTATTGGCTTCAAATGAAGGCAGAATTTGAAACAACTAAAAACAACCTAAACGCTAAAAATACGCTATCTTGTTTTAGGTTGTATGTAGGTTGTTTTAGCTTGTTTTAGGTTGAATTATGTTGTATGTAGGTTGTTTTAGGTTGTGTGTTGGTTGTCTCTTGTTTGTCTTAGGTTATGTGTCGGTTATATTCCGTTTATGTCCGCTTATCTATATAAATGAATATGGAAGCATAACTTTTCGTTCTGAAATCGTGGTTTTCATGCTTTTTCTTCGCTCTGTGTCTGTTTTTCGCTTGCGTTCTGCAAATAATTTAGTAATTTTGTGGCGTTGTTCGGGGAGAAATCCGGGCAACATAAGGAAGCGTTAGGTTTTTTGTATTTGAAAATCGCCAAATTTCACAAATAACGAAAAATGAACCTTACGCGCGGAGTCGTATATCCATACTTGAATATAACGGCAAAGCGCGGCTATACGGTTTATTTTCGTTAGGCGTTTGGCGATGCCTCAAATACGTAAACCTATATAGTCCGCGCTTCTTTATGCGGTTAAGTGAAATACTTGCTTCGGGCGGTGGGTGCAAAATTACTAAATTCAGATGAAAAAAATACTTTTTCTTCTCCTTGCCTTACTTCCGCTCTTGGGAATGGCGCAACAAAAAGGTACAATAGAGTATCTTGACGCTAATCCGTGTTTCGGGGATATTATGTTAGGGGATTCAATTACTCACAATCTGCGAAAACTTGATTTATTGGGGGACAAGCCCGAAAAAGGCGGTTTCAGATGTAAGGTTAGCGAACTTGACCTAAAGAAGGACTGTTATAAAATGGGGGATGCTGTACCTTTTGCTATATTTGTAGACGTTGATAATTACCTTATAAAAAATATCCTTGTTTTCGTGAAGATAGGAAACACGGAAGAACTACAGGTTATTAAATGGCTTATGCGGAACTATGGGGACAGCAAAGAAAAAGAGCCGCTTAATTGGTTCGGTAAAAAGGCTTCGGTAATGGCTGGCTATTCTGATGACTTAAAAACTTTTTATGTCCATTTCTGTGACCTTACCCAACTAAAGAAATAGCTTTTGAGTAGTTCTTGCTATTGCTAAATACAAAAGCCGTCGCGTATCAATGTAACGCGGCGGCTTTGTCGTTCTGCGCTGGCTGCTGTATCAGCCAATCGGCGTAATAAGTCCAACGGTACAACCGAGGGCGGCGGCTATGCGGTAGAAGGTAGAAACTTTCGGTTCTATCTGTCCGCTTTCGATGCGTGTTATATAGGCGCGGTCTGTGCCTAACCTCCGCGCTAATTCAGCCTTGCTAATCTTGGCTTTCTTCCGTGCGTCCTCAATTATCGCGCCCGTATAGAAGGTATAGGCGCGTTCTTCCGCTTCGGCTCGCTCCGGCGTTCCTTCCTTGCCAAAGCGTTCATCTATCAAAGCGTCAATGTCGTAAATATCCTTTTTAATCTCTTTTGCTTGCATAATATTCTTCTTTTAGTTTTAATGCCTTCTTAATCTCGTTAGCTGGTGTCTTTTGGGTTTTCTTCTGGAAGCCGTTAAATAATACTACAATCTTGTTACCGTCAAATACAAAGAATATGCGGTAGATGTTGCTGTTGTACTCTATCCGTACTTCAAAAAGCCCGTCGCGTATCGCCTTTATAAATTTGGTCGGTAGGCGGTCTTGTGTGCGTAGCAGCATCAGAACGTATAATACCTTGTCTTGCGTCCCTTTGTCAAGTTCGGCAAAGAAGGTGTTAAAGTAGTCCTTATATGCTATAATTTTCCTGTTCATTGGTTTTGTACTTTTGTTGTTGCAAAGATAGTAAATGTTGTAATACTATACAACAAAATACCCGATTATTTTAGTCTAAATAGTTATGTTTGGGTACGCTTGCGCCCTTTTTGCCGTTCTTGGCTGCGTCCGTGTGGTTACGTTTGGTTATGGGCGTACCGCTCGCGGCTCTAAAAAGTTTTGCGTAAATGCTGGAAAATGGCTAACTTTGTGCAAACAATATAATTATATGGAGCGTGTACGACTGACAAAGGAAGAAAAGCGCGTGTTACGCTGGCTACAACGTAATAACGGCGGTAAGTTGAAGCAAATAGAAAAACTTGCTTTCGCCCCTGCTGTGCGTTCGCTTGAACAAAAGGGTTTGGCTCGTGGCTTTTGGTCGGAAGAGGTCGGGCTTGTTGATGCTGCCCTCACTGAAAGCGGTGAAACTTATATTTTCTTTAATCCACGTTTGCAAAATCCTATAAATTGGAATAAGGTAACAGCCATTGCTGCTTGCATCTCTGCGCTTGCTGCCGTTCTTGGTCTGCTGGTCGCTTGCTCCGTAATCTTCAAATAATACGCTATATGAATTACAAAGAATTGATAGGTAAAACGGTATTCGACTTTACCAAAGATGCCGCTATTATCGAAAGAATAACCAAAGTAAACCCTTCCGACAAAGAGAAGGTAGCAAAGTATAAAAAGGACTGCCACCCAATAGGGAAAGCGGAAGGTATAGAAGAATTGGCAGAAATTCTTAATAATAGGGAACTCTGTAAAGCTGCAAAGAAATTGCGCGATGAATTGTGGGCAGACTTTAATAGGCGTGCAAGTGAAGCCAATAAAAAAGGCTTGATTATAGACTAAGAAGGAAGAGCAAGTTAAGCCCTTCCTTCTTATTTCCCCTTCGCTATAAATCCATTTGACTTCAACCAATTTTCTAACGTGCCTTGCCCTGTGTCCTTACAATACTTTAGTATCTTGTTTAGCTCGGAAATCTTAACCTTGCTACCGTCTGCGCGTTTAATACCTCCATCTATAAGCCCTTGCCGTAATCCTGTCTGCTGGTCGCTGTATACCTCGTTGTATAGATTCTTTCTGACTGCTGCTAAAACCTTATCGGCGTCAAGTCCTAACCGTTGTATAACGAAATCGTAGTTATTGACCATGCGGTTATATCCCGTTGAGTTGCGGTTTGTTATATATTGTGGGTGTGGCGTTTCCTTACAGCCTAAAGTTTTGTAGAACTCCGGCAAAGTCTTACGCGCTACAAACTCGTTGGCTAACTCCATGTAGCTGCGTTGGGTGTCTGTAAGCACCATGTTACCCCGTTTGTTTCTGTTGTGCGTAATCTCATGCCAAAATGTAGCCATACCATCGGCTTCGTCGTCTGTTATATCTGCTGACCGCTTAGAGCCTATTTTGCCTAACGCTGCCTTAACGTAGCCTAAACGGTCTTTTGTAAGGTATGTTCTTCCGTCCATCCACGTTGAGCCGTTGTTGCCGGGGTTGGTTTCCTCCATTAGTTGTAGGTCGCCGTTCTCAAACCATTTTTCTTTAAGCCCTGCGTTTATCTTTTTGAAAGTGGCATCTACTTCGGCTTCGGTCGTGTATTTCTTCTTTAATGCTGGGTGCGGCTTGTCGCCGCTGGCGTTTACAACTGCTGCAAGTCTTGCCACCACTGCACTAAACGCCGCCTTTAGCTTGCTTGTACAATCTCCGTAATAATGCGAAGTCGTAATAGCATTGTCGCGCAGTTCCTTCTCGCAAATGTCCGTAATCTCCTTGTTGCCCTTAGCTTCGTTTTGGGCAAAATAGTAAAGTTCGGTATATGCGTCTTGCCATGCCGACTGCCTTTTTGTTCCTAACTCGTCCAGCCTTTCCACCTCTGCCAATAGCGCGGCGCGGTTTCCTGCCGTGCGTAGGCTCTCCACGTTGGAAAGGTCTAAGCCGAAAGCATAAGCCCAACGTTTAAGCATGGCGATACGTCCGTCAAACTCCGTGCAGGGCTGTATGGTGTTCATCGTCTTGGTTGGAATAATCGGGTTAAGCCCTCCTTCAATCTTGCCGCCTACAAAGTTGTCGCGAATGTAGTAAGGTTGCGACTTCCAACCTTTGGAACGTTCTAATATGCTGTCTATGTATTCCCGGAACTTGCGCGGAACGTCCACAATAGAACGGCGTGAAGGCAGACTTTTGTAGGCTGTGCCGCGTACAATAGCCTTTAAGCGGTTGGCGCGGTCTTGGTTGTACTCGTCGTAGTCTGACAATATAGGCACAACGTAACAGCGGCATTGAGGATGCCAGCCTACAAACTTGAACGTTTTAGGGTAATCGCCCCATAACTCGTCGCAAATATCCACCAAAGGCACGGGTTCGCCCTTGCTGTTCATTATCGTGTGGTTGTTGCTTAAACAAATGCGCAAACCTACAACAAAGTCCAACTTCTGCCACCTCAAAAACTCACTTTCGCGGTAAGCCATGTTTATTTCCGTCCGTGCCAATCGCTGCGCGTTTTTGGCTGAACTCCTGTAAACGCCTTGCCCCGGATGGTACATCTTGGCTGCTTTGCTCAACCTCAATACGCCGCCCTTGTCGCGAACACGGCGGTAAAGGCGTTTAGGCTCTTGGAGGTAGCTGCGCAAATCGCGGCTTAACTGCTGCGCATCCCTTCCGTCGCCGATGGCTACGTCTATGCCTAATTCTATGGCGGCTTTCATGTCCTCGGCTTGTTTCCATACGCGCTCGCTTAGTCCCATGCCCTCAACCTTGCGCCGTTGGAAGGTATTAAGGGCTTCTAAGTTCCTGCCTTGGTATTGCTCTAACTCCTCTTTCGTTAGCTTGGAAGTGCGAAGAATAGAGCCTAAAAATGCGTCGTTCTTGTATGTCGCCGCCAGCCACTCGCTTTGCGTCCCGGAAGTAATAACGCTTTCCACCTTCTTTGCGAGCCGTTGCATGATGCCTTGCGCTTGCTTCCGTGCGCGTGGGTACTTGTCGAAGGAAAACACGGCTTCGCCTTCGGGTGCGTCCAAACTCGCGCCCAATCGTGCGTACTCGTCGCATGCTGTCTTATAAACGCGGTCTATCTGCCGGGCGTACCGCTCGGTATTGGCGTAGTGGCGTGCGTCAAAGCCGCGAAGTTGTATTATAAGCTGGTTTCTTACGTTGTCCGGCATAGTTATTTTCTTTGGATTTGGCATATAAGCGCGTTTCTTGCTTTGGGTATGGAAACATACACATTGAACACGAAAACGCGCTTATATGGTCTTAAAACGTGTTGTTTTGATACGCTTGCGCTTAAAATGTGGGTTCGCCCTGCTGGTAGCTGCTTTCTTTGGCTTCGTCGGCTTCGATTTCCTTTAGCTCCTCGTCCGTATCGTCTGCCCAGCCCAAACGCTGCACGGTTGCGCGTCGGCTCGCTATTTGCCGCTGTCCGTTGGCTGCTTGCAAAATATTTATCTTGCCAAGTTCATCTTCGATGATGTACGGCGTTATCTTTGGTTCTATAATCAAGTGGTCGGCGGCTTGCTTCCAGTCTAAGTTGGCTTCGGCGAAGAAGGCTTTAAGTACGTTTATACGGCGTTGCAAATAGTCTGCAAACACTTCGTTTTTGTCCTGTACTTTGAGGTGCGCGTCCATGAAGAGCAATTTTAAGGCTACGCCGCTAACCGCTCCTATACCTTTTACCGTATCAAATGAAATGTCGGGCGTTTGCGTTATGGTGTAAATCATGCGCAGGAGCGTGTCTATTTCAAGTTTCACGCTTTCGGGCGCGTTCTGCCATGATAGGTAGGTTGCTTCCGCTCCGTCCTCGCCCTCAATAATGCCCCCGGCTTCTCCCTTACGGCAAAAACCTTTAATGCTGCCCTTTACAAATATCTTGGGGCTTGCGTGGTAGTCGTTGGTATCGGCAAAGTTGGAAAGTAGTTTTTCCAATCTGTCTATAAGGCTTTGCACGTCCTCCCATTCTACTTGTGGCTGGCTGGCGTAAATCACGGGTATTTTGCCTATCGTGAGTTTCTTGGGGTAGCCCTCCACTATTTCCCAATTATTGCCGGAAGTGGCGGTTTCAAGTCCTTTGCACGTCCATAAGTAGTGGTTATCCTTGGTGTACGTTTCAAAGTAGGTGCGCGTAACGAGGTCGCGGTCTTTGCGCGTGAACTGACGCGAAAAGGCTACGAGGTCGCGTGCTTCGTCGAAGTATGGGTAAAGCCTATCGCCGAACATCGGGCTAAAGATGGCTACCTTGAACTTGATGTTTTTCTTGAAGCCGTAAAGTTCGTGCGTGTCCGTTTCCACAGGATACCAAAGTTCGGCTACCTCGGTAGTGCTGTAAAGGCTTCGCGCTACCCTGCGGTTAAGCGTGCCTTCCTTGACATCGTAGAAAACGCGCTTTATAGCGTTCAAAAGTGCCTTTTCCTTCTCGTCTGTCGGGTTGGCGTTGTAAGCTACCGGGTTGCCAAACGTGAAGGCTACCGCGCGTTTTGTGATGAGCTTCTGCATACCTAACGCTATACGCGCTACCTTCTCAATTCTAAAGCCTTGTTCGGTCGTTTCCTCTACGTTGGGGTTGATGTTCTTTACCTCTCCGTACTCGTCGCTGTCCTTATCCACTACTACCAACTTATCCGGGCGTTTTAGTGGGTCGTTGATGTCGTGCAGCTTGGGGTCGTACTGCGCGGCGTACTGAATGGTATTAGGTTCGGGCGTGGTGCGTCCGTTCCTCAACTCGTTTATAGCTCCCGTAATCTCGCCTTCGCCTTTGGCTACCTTGGCTAAAAGTTCTTCTATTGTCATAATCGCTCTTTGTTATGTTATGGAAATATGTTGCTTAACTTCTGCGGCTTTCCGCTGCGCTTCTCTATTGTTCCCGTCAAAGCGTCGGGCGCGTCATCGTGGGCGTTCTTACCTACCTTCTTGTACTGCGTTATATCTTGGTGGAACTTCGGGTATAGGTGTTCCCAGCCTTTTGGAAAGTAGGTTAGGTTCTGCACCTCTGCCGAATGGTTAAAGATACGTTCGTCCTTGTTTAGCGTTTGATGAAACCACGTTACGGCGGTCTTGCTGTTGCCCAATAATCGGCACTGCTTTTCAACGTTACGCGCAAAGCCGCGCCCCCCGTTGTTGCTCTCTACTATCGCCTTTTCCACTCCGTGCCGCGTGAGGAGCCGTGCTGTTTCTGGCTCTGTCGTTTCCATCGGTGCTTGGGTATAGTAAACGTCAAGTACGAAATTTCCTATTTCCGTTTCAACGTAAACAATAGTACAAAGGAAGTCCGCGCCCGTGTCTGCCGTGTCGGTGTATGACTTGATAACGTGCTTCTTCGTTATGGGCAGTACTTCGTAGGTCTTGAACTCACGTTCGTACATAAGTCCCGTTAATGGCTTCGGGTTCTGCATGTACTGCGTATCGAATACCCACGGGTTTTTATCTTTCAATTCGTGAAGCTCTTGCAGCGTGTGTTTGAACTCCCAAAGCGGTACTTCTTCGCCTTTCTCGTCTATCTCAATGACAGGAAGGCTTAATACTTCCCATTCGTCCGGCTCTAACTTTTGAAGGTAGCCGCAAAGGTCATCTTCGTCCAAACGCTGCATAATGATTATAATTGGCGTTTTGCGGCTATTCACGCGGTTGCGTATGGTCGTTTCAAACTTTTGGTTTACCTTGTCGCGTACTAACGCGCTTCGGGCATCGTCCGGCTTAATCGGGTCGTCTATGACTATCGCGCCGCCGAAGGCTTCACTTCCTACCGTTGCAAGTTCTTCTACCTCGGCGGCTAACTCTTCTTCGTCCTCCTTATCAACCAAACCAGCACCAAAGCCCGTTACCTGTCCGGCTGAACTCACGGCGTAAAGTCCGCCGCCTTCCGTAGTCCACCATTTGCGCGTGTTCACGCTGGTAGGCATCGTTCCCGGAAACAAACGGCGGTAGCTGCTTTCTCGTAAAATCTCCTGCACTCCTCGCGAGTTGTCGCGTGCCAAATCGTCGGAATACGAAAGATGTATAAACTTCGCCTTCGGGTTTATGGCTAAACCCATCGCTATGAAGTTCTTAACGGCTAACTCCGTCTTTCCGTAACGTGGGGCTATGTTGATAATAAGGCGCGTAGACTGACCGCGAAAAACCCTATCTAAGGCTTCCGCTATCTTAACGTGATGCTTGCCTACGACAAACTTACGTTTGTACTTCTCCTTGAAGAAGTAGCGCGTAAAGTTTAGCGTTCCTTGCAGCGTCCACGTCTTTATAATATCTATGTCCCTTATATCCTCCACGTTTTAGTATTCCTTTTGTAGGTTCTCTAACAATTCCTTTGCTTCCTCCTTGGTAAGTGTCCGCGCTGGCATGAAGTCCGCGCCGTCCTTGCCCGTTATCTCCATGCGCTGTGTCGGCTTGCCGTGCTGACGTTCGCGCAGTTTGTCTAACGTTGTTGTCTTGCCGTTCTTCATGTCTGAAAGTACGGCTATCGCCAGCCCCTTGGGGTATGCTGGCGCGTCGCTCCACTTGGCTAATACCTTCAAATCCTCTGCGGAAAGCGTAAGTATTACCGCTTCCCATTCGTTAATCTCGGCTGCTGTCAAGCAATAGAATTTCTTTGCCTTCGCCTTGCTGCCGAATATCTTAACGAGGTTGTCGGGTACGCGGTTCTTCGGTCGCCCTTTCGGGTTGCCGCTCTGTCCGGGCTTGAATTGGTATTGCTCAATATCTTTAGCTGCCATCTGTGCTGTTATTTTTTGTTTTCGTTGCTGTTCTCTGTTTCGTTGGCACAATTACCCAAATACTGCGCTTTCTCGCCCGTGTACTCCTCCCAACGTTTAATAATCACGTCTATATAGCAGGGGTCTAACTCAATGGAATAGCAAACGCGCCCTAACTGCTCCGCAGCCATTAGCGTGCTGCCGCTTCCTCCGAATAGGTCTAACACAACTTCGCCCGGTCGCGTGCTGTTGCGTATAAGTCGCCCCATGAGCTTTAACGGCTTCATCGTCGGGTGGTCTGCGCTTCTTAGCGGTTTGTCCTCGCGTATGACTGTGGAAGGAAGGGCGCAAACCTTCTGTAACAACTCCTTCAGCTCGGCTTTCGTCATGCTGTCGAAGTCGGGCGTTTCGTCCTCAAATACGGTGCGCTGGCTGCGGTTGTCTATAAAATAGTGTCCGGCTCCCGGCTTCCAACCGTAACAGCAGGGTTCGTGCTGCCATTGGTAGTCCTGCCTTCCTAAAACTATATTGTTCTTTACCCAGATGAGCATCTGTTTCAACTCCCAGCCTACGTTCTTTATCGCGGTCTTGAAGTTAAGCCCTTCCGTTCCTGCGTGCCAAATGTAAAACGCGCCGCCTTGCTTTAGGTGGCGGTTCGCGTTGCTGAAAGCTGCCGTTAGAAACTCTTGAAACTGGCTATCTTCCATTTTGTCGTTGGCGATGTCCTTCTGTATACGGTTGCCTTTGTCTGCCGCGTTTAACGCTTCGTTCTTGCTGGAATAGTCCACGTTATAGGGTGGGTCTGTCAGCAACAAATCTACTTTGCTATCGCCTACAAGCAAGTCCACTACGTCGGCGTTGGTGCTGTCTGCACAGATAAGGCGGTGTTTGCCCAAAGCGTAAATGTCGCCTAACTTCGCGGTCGGCTTGGCTGGCATGTGCTCATCTACGCTAAAGTTATCTTCTTGCGCTTCTTCCTCTGTACTTACTTTCTCCAACTCCGGCACGTCCACGCCCCACAGCGTAAGGTCGGACGCATCCCACTCGTTAGCCAAATCTTCAAAATTCCACTCGCCAAAGCCGCTATTATCCTTTATGACAATAGCGCGTAACTTTTCGGGCGGCGTGCTTTCGGGCAGGAACTTTACAATAGCTTCGGTATAGCCCAATTCTTTTAAGGCACGGTAGCGCATGTTACCGCCGATGATGATGTTCTTGCCGTTGTACTTGTAAAGTAGTATTTCGCGAAGTCCCAACATTTCCGGGTCTTCCTCTATGCTGCGTTTAAGAAGGGAAAATTTGCCGTCTTGAATACTGCGAGGGTTCTTCGGTACTCCAGGTATCTGCCCTTTGTTGGGCGTGATGCTTGAAAGTGCTACTACCTCGCTTTGCACCATGTCGGCTGTGTTCGCCTTCCTTTCGGGAGCTGCGCTCTTGCTGGTGTCTTTTTTCTTTGCCATAACCTTTGCTTTGAAGGAAAGCCGCGCTTTAGGTACTCACGCCTTGCGCGGCTCTCGTTGTTAGTTGCTAAAATGGTGCTTCCTCTCCCGATGGCATTGACCACGGTAGGACGGTTCTACGGCTTGCCGCCGTACTTGCGGAAATCTTGCTACCTCCGCTTCTGCTCTCGCTTCCACTTGCCATAATGTTTCGTTTTTAATCGTTAAACCTTTTCTTTACTAACTCACTCCATAAGGAAGTGCCGCGTATTGGCTTCCTTATTGTTGCGTACTTCTCCACGATCCGGCTAAAATGTTCGTCGTAGAAGTCGTATAATTCGGGGTTCTCCTCTATTGTGAACTGCTCTATATTGCCGCTACTGCGTAAGTTCGCGCTTCCGTGAATGACTATCTTACGCCCTCCGAGCGTTTCAAACTGCGCGGTTTTTGTGTGAACTGATGCTACTGAAAGCTGGAACTTATTGCCGAAATCAAGTTTACGGTATATGTAGGGGATAAGGCTTCTTATCTCGTTGCCCCAAAAGTAAACGCTTACTACGAGGTTCAATTCGTCTATATACCCGTTTGCAAGAAGATTGTAAAGGCTATCTACGTTATTCTGACTTAGTGATAGCGTGCTTATAGTCATCTTCCTGCACTTGGCGTTATTGCCAACTATATACGCTTCTATGAAATCGCCGAATATGAAATTACCGCTAACAAACACGTCGGCGCGTTCTCCAAAACCTAAGCGTAGTTCCTGCGCCAGCTTTACCGCGTTGTCGTATAGAACGTAATCGCTTTTTAAGTCGTAAACCTTTGGCTTGGTATAGCGCGTTTCTTCGTCGTAGCCGTCGTTCAACACATCGAACAGCGACAAATCCAAATCTGGTATTTCTATATTCCCGAAATCGCTAACGTGAAGGTCGCTTTTGTCTGCCTGTATTCTTTTCTTTCGTGCCATGTCGTTGTCGTTTTAATTAAAAAGGGCGCGGTTTGGTCGCCGCGCCCTTCCGCTCCGGCTGTTGCCGTTGCTCTTCAGCTATATGATGCTTTCTGCAAAGCCAAACTTAAAAGTAAACCAACATAATGAAGGCTTGCACCAACAAAGAAAGGACTACAGAAAACGCTATGAACATAAACGCGCCTACTACCGTGTACGCGAAATCTGCAAATTCGGGCGTTCCCTTCTTGGTTATATAGTCGCGTGCTTCCTTTTCTGCTCCTGCTATGGTTGCTGCTATTAAGCCTATAACGTAGCCAAACAACAGGCTTACTATGGCGCAAATCGCGAAGCCAGCCGCGAGGTGCTTCTTCTTGTCGGTCGTTATGCGGCTAACAAAGCCCCTTACCTTTTCTTTGAATGTCTGAATACTCATGCTTATAAAATTTTATGCAAAGATAAAGGGTTAAACGTATTAGCTTGATACGTTTAACCCTAAAACACTTCGCCAACACTTCGCCTATTACCGCTTTTTCGGTTGTAGGTAGTTGGTTACTTCGTTCCTAAACTCGTCAAAGCTGCGTATAACGGTGTATTTGTTTCCTGCCGTTTCCGCTGCCTTCTGCCATGCCTTTTGCGTGTCCTGCTGTCTGCCCGTCTGTGTCTTGAACTCCAAACAAAGCGAAGCGTAGCCACTTGAAGGAATAAGCAGGATAACGTCGGCTACTCCTGCCGTTACGCCTTCCGCTTTCATGATGCTGGCTTCGCGCTTGTTTCTCGCTCCTCCGTTTGGAACTGCAAAACAAAGCAGGGCATACTGTGGGTATTGAAGCCTAAACCAACGTAGGCAGCTACGCTGTATTTGGCTTTCTTCGTGCCTTGGCTTGGCTTTCTCTGCCTTCGCGTTGGCTATCGCTTTTAACTCCTCAAACGTCATGGCTATCTTATTTGCTCGCCCGGCTTTAGCGGTCGCCAGCAGTCCGTGCGGTCTACCTGCCTTGTTCCGTGGTTGTACTTGTATTCCGTACACAATTCCCAACGGTGGCACATGGTGTTAAAGCAGTAAAGCCTTACTTCGCGGTCTTTATGCTGTCTTGCCCGTCCTCTCGCTATGGTGTGGGCTTGCGACATCGTTAGCTCCATGCGCTCCGGCTCGTAGTCCGTTCCGCTGATAGGTATCTTGAAGTTATGTATTTCGTTCATCGCTCTTGCTGTTATGTTGTGTAAAAACCATCGCCGAATAGTGAAGGCTGGTTTTTGCGCTCCTCCTCCGCTAATATGGCTTCTACTCGCGTAATTTCGTTGTCTATCTCGCGTTCCAGCCGTTTGGAAGTCTGCAAATACGCTGAACCACGAAACTTGAAGTAGTCTTTTTGCGCCTTGCGCATGGCTACTACCTTATCGTAAAATTCTTTATGGTTCATGGCGTTATACTTGCAATCTGTTTGCCGCCACGAAACAAAGCCGCGCTATAAACTACGTCTTTAGCTGGTGTGTCGCGGTATGGCTCTACGTCCTTATCCGTTACAGGCTTGCCGTTGCGGTAAATCGTGAAGCTAATACTTTTGCAAAGTTTGCCCGTTATCTTGGGCTTTGCGTTGCTTGGAAGGTCGGCTATAAAGTCTTGTATAGACGCTTTTAGCGTATCGTAAACCAAACCTTCCGTAATCTGTACTTTGTATTTCAATTCCATAAGCGTGGCTTAAAATGGTAAATCGTCGTTCTTCTCGCTCGCTGGTGCTGCCGTTGCTCCGTATGGAGGTTGCGCTGGCTGTGCTTGTGGCTGTGCCGTTGTTGTCGGCTGTTGTGCGCTGGCGTTTCCGTCTGTCTGTGTCTTGCTGCCGCCGCTAAGTAGCTGCAATTCCCGGACGTGGCAGTTAATGCCCACTTGTGCGCCGTTGGCGTTGGTGAAAATCTTTGTAGAAAGGTCGCCACGTATGAAAACTTGTGTACCCTTCTTTAGGTAGGTTGCTAACGCTCCTTCGCCTAACTTCAGACAACTTACCCACGTTGTACGGCTTACTACCGTGCCGTTCGCGTCCTTGTGGCGGTCTGATGCTGCCACGTTGAAGGAAATGTAACGTTTTCCGTTGAACTCCTTAATTTCTGCGTCGTTTCCTAAGAAACCGCATGTTTCCATTACTAACATAATCGTTCGTTTTAATTGGTTATTATTATGTTTACTGCTTAAAACAGCACTTGCTAAAGTTCTGCCCGTCGCTCTCTCTGTCGGACTTCTCTAAGGCTGACTTTGCGGCGTTCGTTTCTTACCTCCAAACGGAAGAGAACCAACTTAACACAACGGTAGCCAAAAACGTAGGCTTCTTGCGCTGGTTCTTGCGCTGGGCTGCTTCCAACGGCTACTATAATGGCGCGGCACATCTTCAGTACCGCCCACGTTTTAAGGGGCTGGACTGTAAGGAGGTTATTTATCTAAGCTGGGAAGAACTGCAGCACTTCCTTAAATTCAAGTTTCCGAAAAACAAACCTTCGCTTTCGTCTGTGCGCGATGTGTTCTGCTTCTGCTGCTTTACCGGGCTTCGCTACTCTGATGTTGCCCGTCTGCGTCTGTCTGACGTTAAGCGCGAAGCAAAGCCGCCGTACATCTCTATCGTAACAAAGAAAACTACAGCGCGACTACATATAGAACTTAATAAGTACGCGCTATCAATACTTGACAAATACAAGGACTTGGAACTACCAAAGGGCAGGGCGTTGCCTGTTATTAGTAACGTGAAGATGAACGAACACTTACACGAAGCCGCCGAAATCGCCGGGCTTGACGAGCCTATAAGGGTCGTTTCGTATCATGGTAGCGTGCGGACTGAGGAAATAGTGGAAAAATACGCGCTTCTGACCACTCACGCCGGAAGGCGTACTTTTATAGTAAACGCGCTTAGGTTGGGTATTCCTGCACCCGTTATAATGGAATGGACGGGACACAGCGACTATAAAGCCATGAAGCCGTATATTAAAATCGTGGACGCGGCGAAGGTTGAAAACATGGATAAGTTCAATTCTTATGGCGAAGATGAAAAATAGCGTACCCGAAAAAGTACCCGTTTTCTGCTTTAATGTTTGGAACTATCGGTTTCAAATGGTATTCACGAATATATAAAAAACGTAGCCAACTACTTATAAATGAATATAGTTGGCTACGTTTGGTTACAAAGATGTTAGAGCCTCTCTCTCCGCAACAGAGTCCTGTAAATCGCAAGATTTACGGGACTTTTCTTTTTTGCGCTCTTAAGTAGCCCCCCTTTTGATTTTTGGGTTACCACTATATAAAAACATCTATCTTTATAGTTATATATTTAGCTTTGCAATAAACTATGAGTATATTATACGGAACAAAAATAAACTAACTGATTGCCAATACCGCACCGACAGGACTATTGTTTGCTGACTGGCTAAAGAAGAAAGGCTATTCAGTCCAACTACAAAAGAAATACAGAGACTCTGAATTACTGACCGCGATATGCAAAGGTGTGATGTACCGCATGGTGGGCGTTTGAATGCTTATGATGCCATAGCGTCATATAACAAACAGATGGGTGGTACGATGCTGTAAGAATTACTGCAAAAATAGTCGCACCATATGACTATTTTTGCAGTGATTTCATTCTGTTCTTTTATTTCTAACCAAGAACTCTATGGGGTACCATATATCCAACTTTCAGAGTCATATTTGACTTATAGGTATTTGAATAATAATGGTAAGATAGTGGTCATGATGTAGTATTCAGGCAAAGATAAAGAGACCGGAAGACCGATAGAGGTTTACCAAATTACCATGAAGCATAAAACAAGGAAAACAATGCTCCGTAATACTTAAAACCTAATGGGGTAACAATAACTCTTTCATTTGAAATCTCAATATAACCACGTGAAACACAAAAATCCAATGGGGCAGAATAATAAGTGGTAGCATCACATCCCAATAATTCACTAAGTTTCTCCAATGAGAAAGAACCATTATAAGCACTAATGGCTATATATTTTGACGCAAGTTCTTTGGGTGGAAGTTGATAAACATATTCTTCATCATAAGATTTCATTGCCAACAAATCATTGAATGACTTTTTAAGTTTGCCGATATTATAGGATACACCATTTCGGCTCATACTCTGAGCAGAGATGCCAAATCCTTTATAAGCACCAGCATTCATCATTCTTTCTCTTAAATAAGAACTCACGCCTATGTCATTTGCCCTTTTTGAGAATGTGTTTTGTCCAAAACGAGCATAATACCCCAAATCACGTAAAGAATTATATAGAAAAGAATAAGAATTATATAGTTCATCCTTAGTCATATGGTCTTCTTCTCTTATCATATTGGTACGTAGTTCATAAAGGGTTACTTGCTCTGGTTGCAAACATTTTAAGACAAACACATCTTGGCGAAGACTTTCAACCGTTTGCCCTTTCAATCCATACATCATATCTAAGTTTACGATGCTAATACCTTTGCTATGCAACATAGATATTGTACTTTTCATCATATTTACTTTTATAGACTTACGATGATTGCATAACAAGACATTTTCCATAGTGGACTGAACTCCAAGTGATACTCTTCTGAAACCTGCGGATCTCAATGTTTCGATTTTGGAAACCGATAAAGTATCAAATGTAGTCTCTATGCTTGGCATAAAACTTTCTGATGTATTTAAAGCAGTCCTAACCTCTCTGCATAAGTCCATAAGCAGTTCAAACGGCTTGTCATTCAAGGCTGTTGGTGTTCCCCCACCAATATCAAATCCACAAAGTTTGATTGATGGGTATTTTTTAATAAATTTCCAAATGTCATGTTTTAATGTGGCTATATACTGTTCCTGCAGCTCCTCACTTGGACAAAGCATCCTTGTGTATTCACAAAAAGAACATAAGCCCTTACAAAAAGGAATGTGAATATAGAAAGACATTTCTTTTTCTCCAGAAAAAGACAACTCTCCTGATACACGATATACTTTCCAATCATCAGGAGAGAGAGGATAAGAGGTATTCCAACGAGAATCATTTTTTCTCTTTTCGAAAATGTCACTAAGAACTTCCATCATATCAATCAATTAATAAATGATGTTATCACTATAAAAACCTTGACGAAGGAATTCTCCATCAAAAACAAGGGAAGACTCACAATATCGAGGATTGGCATAATTGCGCATATAAATTTCTAATATCTTTAAGTCTCGATTATAAAGATAATTACTGCATTTACAATTTACTCCTCGATCCTTAGCACCAGTGAAATAGACATGTGGTAATTCTGAGAAAGGAATATCATTAATATCCACAAAATGTTCTTTGCAAAAGTCGTTAACAGGCATAAGAGCTACAAAACCGATACGATGAATACCCAAATCCAAAGTCAGATTAAGCATCTTTTGAACTTCTTCTTTGTTATCAATATAACCCTTCACAAGATTGCAGCTAAAATTTACTATCTGCTTATTCACGCCTTTAAACTGAAATAACTGTGTTGATAGTTTGCATCTATATAATTCAGATAAGCGCTCAGTATCATAATGATGCAAAGACATAGATATACTATCCCAACGTGGATGTTGCATCAAGTCTTGCGCTTGATCCGTAGCTCCATTTGTATTGAGATGTAGGTGTACATCATCAAAACGTTCTTTTTCTATAGCACTGATAATACGCACCACCAATGGTGACACCAAAGATGGTTCTCCTCCTGTAATATTAACCCGGTTAACAATAATCCCATTGTCTTTTAACTCATGTATGATGCAAATCAGTTTATCAACGTCAAATGGAGATGTGGAATTTTGGCATCCCGCATTACTACAAAAAGGACAATGAGCATTGCAACCCTTTGTAACTTTCACAAAAAGATTTACTGATGGGGATATAGGTTGTCCTACTCTACCAACAACATTACATCCAATAGATTTTAACCGTATTGTATGTCCAAAAATTATCCTTTCCATTATTGCATCTTTAAATACTGTTCAATAAATTCCTTTTTTGCGTTTTTCGATGCAAAATGCAATCTTCCAAAATGTTCAACGAAAACAGGTTTATCAATTGTTCCCAAAGGTATATACGCCCCATGGTTTATGAAAGTCTCATCTTGCACGCTTCTCTTTACAAATATATATTTTCCTTGCTTAACCTCTCTTTCCAATATAGGTTTCACAAGTTCCATTTCATATAATTCATGACCACTACGAGGACCTTTGCCTTCACCACATGCAATCAAATACTTACGAGATGTTTCGTCTTTAACATAAACAGGTGCAGTTCCTCTCGCCTTTGGATAAAACACTTCGGGGTGACATGGTCCTTGCGCTTCAAAGTCTTTTTCTAAGACATGGTCTATGCCATATTTCATTAACTTTCTCTCATGCTCTTCAAACATAACTTTATACATAAGTTCATTTGATAAAATGCCATCAACAACCATATTATTCCATTGATATCCTAAACCAGAAACAAACCCGCATATAGGGCAATTACCTGGATATATAGGATCATCCATCACATGATTACTACTATGAAATAATCGTCCAGAAATTACACCAAGAAAGTCTTCCTTGAAAAGTTGCGCATCTGTATAATGGCAAATATCATTAAGCATCTTTGTTAAAATAAAGATTTTCGAACTTGCACGATAACGATAAATTTCCTCAAAACTTGCACCTGATTTAGCGATGAATTCGTGCAATGTAAGCCCTCTAAAGATATTGAGGTTTAGAGAACCTTTATTGAATAGTTTTTTTACAAATATGTCATTTGACAAGATATTTTCAAAAACAGCGACAGCGTCTACATCCACAGTTCCACGCTCTGTATATTCATTTATGACAGCATTGAAGTCATGAATTAATTCTGTTATGTTTGAATAAT